ATGAAACGCCCGATGAGCGAGCTGCCCGCCTGGCAGAGTCCCGTGTGAAGCAGCGGGAGTACTACGCCAAAAACCGCGAGGTGCTGCTGGAGAAGCGGCGGGCGAAGCGTGAGGCGAAGCGGGCTGAGAAGGAGGGGGCGATGTCATGAGCACCACCATAGATTTGATCCGCGGCCACACGTACCGCGTGGCCAGCAGCCGTAAGGGGAAGTTCACCGGGGTGCTGGTGATCGCTGACGAAACCTGGGCAACCTTTGAGATCACCAGCGGCAAGGCCGAGGCGATTCTTCCCTACAACGAACGCAACGTGGGCGAGGAAGTCACGGTTCGTCGCCAGTGGTGCACGTTCACGGAGGCTTTGGCATGACCACCCAAACATCAACCCACGGGTGCTGTGCCGACAAGGCGTGCAACAGCTCCACCTGCATGGCCTTGCCTGATGGCAAGACCTGCGGCCACTGCGTTCATGAGCGCCGTTGCTGCCTGATCTTCGGGCACACGCCGACTGACACCTATTGCGATTGGTTTCCGAGGCGCTTTGCACACAAGCCGGTTCAGGTTCAGCACTTGCCCAGTGATGACACGGAAAGCGGTGCGATATGACGCTGAAAGCCAAGGTGATGCCCAGCCAAGGCGCTCGCTTTGCCGTGGTGAGCAACCCCGGGACGGTGGATGAACGCATCGAGGACTACTGCCAGACGCTCAAGCAGGCCATTGAGTGCAAAAGCTGCTACGACGCAACGGCTGACGTGATGAAGATTTTGCCCAGCGGTGAGCTGAGCACGGAGTTTTGACATGGGCACCCGAGATTCCTGCCCTACGACGTGGCCCGCTGCTTTGGGAAGCTTGAGGGTGACCCGCCAGGAGTGCCTGTTGAGCCGTGCGACACCTGCGCAAGGTTTCACTTCCGGTTCAAGGCTGATGGAGGTGCGAGGCAGGCTTACTTCACCACCTACCCCCGAAGCCTTGACGGTAGCTGCGTCAGGCACATCAGCATGCAACTGCCTCCACCTGCGCAACAGGAGTTGTTGTTGTAGGTGAGAGCGGCGTTAAAGATTCAAAACAAAAATGCCATCTGCCGCTTGATGGCATTGCATTTCCAGCTACAACAAAAAAACACCTATGGAACCCAAAAAAGAAGCGTTTCGGCCTGGCGCGGTCGATGAGCTGAATGCGCGCATTGACTGCCATGACCTGGCGCAGCGGCTGGGGCTTGAGCAGCCGCAGCAGCGGGGCAATTACCGCAGCCCGCACCACCCTGACAAGGCCCCCAGCGTGGGGGTGTACAAGGACAAAAAGACGGGCCTCTCCAAGTTCATGGACTACAGCACGCAAGAGGGCGGTGGCCCCATTGACATGCTGATGTGGGCCGAGGGGCGCGACTTTGTGAGCGCTGTGCGCGAGCTGGGCAACATGTTCGGCATTGCGGTGGACCGCCCCAAGCCCGCCGCCAATGGCCAGCCGGTGGCGCAGGTGAAGCAGAGCCTGGCCGAGTTCATTGCCGAGAAGTGCCGCAAGGCGGTTGCCACCGATGACGGCAAGGCCCGTGTGCAGGCCTACCTGGAGGGGCGGGGCATTGCCCGCCACGTGGTGGACCGGGCACTGGCCAAGAACACGTTGGGGCTGAACACGTTTTTGAACGACAAGGTGCCCGAGGGGCAGCCTGGCCACGGTGGGCCTGCGGTGGCGTTTTTGGTGCGCCACATTCAAACGGCTGAGGTGGTGGCGGTGGACATGCGCTACTTCAACCCCGAAATCAATGGCAACGTCAAAACCCAGTGCCAGGGCGAGAAGCATGGCTTTGCCTGGACGAGCGACTGGCGCCGGGTGCGCGATGCGCATACGGTGTACGTGGTGGAGAGCCCCATCAACGCCCTGAGCATTGAGACGTGTTTTGACACCCACGACGATGGCAAGGGCGGTAAGAAGGTGGATGGCCGCCTGGCTGCGGTAGCCATCCGGGGCACGGGCAATGTGGACAACATTGACTGGAGTTTTTGCCGGGGCAAGCAGGTGATTGGGGTGATGGACAACGACCCGCCCCAGTTGCACGGCCCGCAGGCGGGGTATTGCCCTGGCCTGAAGGCTGCGTGGCGGCTGCACGAGGTACTGACGGCGTTGGACATTTCTTGCCTGCTGGTTGACCAAGCCGGTTGGTTTGAAGACCAGGCCGACATGGACGGCCCGCTGAACGATGTGAACGACCTGCTGAAGGAGTGGGGCGCAGACGCTACCCGCAAGGAGTTGGCCAAGCTGGAGCAGTGGCTGATACCCGGCATGGTGGGCAACGAGAAGCGCCTGGGCAGGCCCCGCCTGTTTCTGCCGAGCCACGACTACATGACGTATTGGAAGTACCGGGTGCAGCCCGACTTCACCAAGCTGATTGGCAAGACCACCAAAGACGACGACGGCAACGAGAAGCACGAATACAGCGATGTGTGCGGCTTCAGGGTGGCGGCAGTGGCCCGGGTTCGCATTGCCAGCCCGCAAAGCACCATGACGGGCGATGTGGACCACAGCCCCCGCACGGTGTTTGCCCTGAGCGTGCAGGTGGCGCGGCATGGGCCGGTGTTGCAGCGCCGGGTGGTGGACGATGAGCGCCTGCACAACGTGGAGGTGTGGAAAAAGCTGGGCCCGGTGTATGCCCCGCAGGGGTTTGCCCGCCTGGTGAACATTTGGGAGCGTGCGGCCGAAATTGGCAGCCGCGAGGCCGTCAACTTTGTGGGCCTGGCTTGGCGCAATGGCAAGCCGGTGGTGAACGAGGGGCCTGACTGCTTTTTTCAAGATCCCCGCCAGCAGTGCCCGTACCACGAGCTGCTGTTTCCCACGGGCACGCTGGACCATGGCCGCCAGGTGGTGGAGCAGTTCAGGGCCACGTTCAAAGACAGCGTGGCGCTGATGCCGCTGGTGTGGGGCCTGGGGGCGCACCTGAAGGCGTTTTTGGGCTTTTGGCCGCACTTTGTGATGCAGGCCGACAAGGGCGTGGGCAAAACTTTTATTGGCAAGCGTTTGGAACGGACGATTGCCATGGTGATCAGCAGCCGCCAGAGCTTGCAAACCGAGTTCAGGCAGATGACGAGCTTGAGCTACACCAGCCACCCGATCGGCTGGGGTGAGTTGAGCACGAACAAGCAGGACATGATCAACAAGGCGATTCACAACCTGCAAGAGAGCTACCAGTACGAGCACACGCGCCGGGGCTCTGAGCTGCTGGACTTCTTGCTGTGCGCCCCTGTGCTTTTGATGGGTGAGGATGTGCCGGTTGACAGCCTGGTGGGCAAGGTGGTGCGCAGTGCGTTGACGAAGGGGCGGCGTGGGCCGCCTATTCCTGAGGATTGCCCGGTTTTCCCGGTGAAGCCGTGGTTGCAGTGGCTGGCCAAGCGGTCAAAAGATGAGGTGCTGAGCCTGCACAACGGCATGGTGAAGGACTTCTTCGACGGCTGTGTGGCCAGCACGAACGACAGCGGCGCAGAGCGCATGGTGAACAACTACGCCGCCCTGGGCACGGCCTGGGAACTGCTGTGCCGTTTTTTGGGGCTGGAGGTTCACAGCGGCAACTTTTTGGGTGACCTGCTGGGCGAGATGAACCGCCACATCCGCGAGACGGTGAGCGACCGCCAGCCCTGGGCCTGGGTGGTTGAGAAGCTGTTCAGTGAGATTGCGGCCAAAAAGCTGTTTCACCCGTTTGCGTTCGACGTGGTGACGGCTGAGGGCACGCACGAGCAGCGTTCGGTGCTGTGCATTCGCACCAGCCACGTGATGGACCACATGCGCCAGACCCCGTACCTGCGGGAGTTTTGGGACGGCTTGCCGATCAAGAGCGACCGGGTGTTCAAACGCCAGCTTGAACAGGCTGGCGTGCTGGTGATGGACGCGAACGGCAGCGCCAAGATGTTTGAAAAGACCATTGGCCACAACCGCGTGGGCCACATGGTGGGCCTGAGCCTGCCCGCGCTGATGCAGTACGGGCTGCACGCGGTGGTGCCGACTGAAGGGGGGGTGTGATGTTGAAAACGGAGGTTTTATATGGCTGAGAACACGAAGATCGAGTGGGCACACCACACGTTCAACCCATGGATTGGCTGCACGAAAGTGGGGCCAGGCTGCGACAACTGCTATGCCGAGGCCGACTTTGACAAGCGCCGCCATGTGGTGCATTGGGGCCCCAACCAACCCCGCAAGCGCACCGCCCCCAGCACCTGGGCGCAGCCGCTGCGCTGGAACAAGATGGCCGAGGCAGAGGGCACGCGCTACCGGGTGTTTTGCGCATCGCTGGCCGATGTTTTTGACAACGAGGTGCCCGACGAATGGCGTCTGGACCTGTTCAGGTTGATCCGTGACACGCCGCACCTCGACTGGCTGCTGCTGACAAAACGCATCGGCAACGCGCGGATCATGCTGTCGAACGTTCGATTGCAGGCGGAGGAATACATCGACCCATTCCCTTGGCCTAACGCCTGGATTGGCGCGACCATCACCAGCCAGGTTGAAGCCGACCGGGACATTCCCAAGTTGCTCGATGTGCCCGCTGCCAAGAGGTTTTTGAGCATGGAGCCACTGCTTGGGCCTGTGGACCTTCAAACGGCTTGCACGCTCCGTTGCCCGAACAAAGACTGCTGGACGCACAGCTCCGGCCACCGCGTAACGATCGACTCATCCGAGGGAGGCATTCTTGTGGAATGCATTTGCTCGCGTTTGAACGGTTTGCACTGGGTGATCGTTGGCGGAGAAAGCGGACCCAACGCCAGACCTAAGCACCCAGCCTGGGCACGCAGCTTGCGCGACCAGTGCCAGGCCGCTGGTGTGCCTTTTCTTTTCAAGCAGTGGGGAGAGTGGGTAGATGGCGACAACGGCCCAGATGATGACTCGGCATATGAAGGCAAGTCTGATTGCTGGGCACACATTGAAGGCGGGCATTACAGCGGCGAAATGGGTGTTGACTTCTTCAACACCTATCCGATGTACCGCGTCGGGAAAAAAGCCGCAGGCCGCCTGTTGGATGGCCGTGAATGGAACGAGGTGCCAGCGTGACCTTGGCTCTGATTAGTCTGATCCGCGAGGCATCCACTGAGCTGGGCTCGGATGCTTGCCGCGTCGGAAAACACCGTTGGGAATCAGAAGGTGGACGCGGCTGCCCAAAGGACTACACCAACACGTGCAGCCAGGCCGTCTATCGATGCACGGTTTGCGGCCAGTACGACTATGGCGAGCGTGGTGGGCCGGGTCACACCGACTGCCAAAACCACTGCCGCCACAGACCGATGGGGAGGGCGTGATGAGGAAGACTTCAGCATGGACGAGCTTCGAAAGCAGCGCGAGGCTCTGCTGGATAAGAAGAGTCGCCTCAGGGCGCAGCTTGAGGACATTGATCGTCGGATTCAGTTGGTTTGCATCCACGACTGGAGGTGGTGCCAGGTTGCCGGAGAAGGGCGTATCTGCGTGAAGTGCGATTTGCGGGATTTTCACGATGACTGATACCTACACCTTGACCCGCTTGCGTTCGCGCACTGTGGGCGGTTTTGGCGGGTCGGTTTTGCTGGTCTGGCCCCAGCCCCACGGTCTGGGCATAGGGGAGGGTGGGTTGCCTGTGACCTACGTCACCCCCCGTACCACCCGCCGAAAAGGCCGCGCCCCTGTGGGGGGGAAGACCGGCAGAGGGGAGGGGGCGGCAATAGCTTTTTTCAACCGGGTAGGGGTGGCATCCGCTGGAAGGGGTCTAACCCGTGGTAACTGGGGTGTCCGGGAAGGTGTAACTGGCGTGGTTGTAAGGGCCGAACGCTGTTTCGCAACCTTGGGCAATCCCCGTGTTGCCATTGTTTTTCCCCGCATTGGGGGGTTTTTTCCCCGTGTGTGTTTTTGCGGCGCGGCCCCCTTTTCCTTTTTTTCTTCTTCTTACATAGAGAGAGAGAAAGGGAAAGAGGGGGGTGCAGACCAGCAAAACGCAATCCCCGGGTTGGCGCGAAAAATCCCCGGGTTGGAAAAGTTGGTAACCGAGGCAATCCCCGTGTTACATGGGCCATCCCCGTGTTTTCCGGGGATTGCGGGGAATGGTGTTTCTTTGCAAATCAATGGGTTAGGTGTGGCAACGGGGCAATCCCCGCATCCCCGTGAAGAAATGCCCCCCTCCCCCCCGCGAGTGCTGTTTTTTGGAGGTGCCGACCGTGGCCAATGACTTGGAATGGACTGACGAGCTGGCCGTGGGTGCCTACCTGGACTACCTGGGCATGGCCCGGGGCCTGAGCCCGCGCACGCTTGAGATTTACGCGCTGGCCTTGCGCCGGCTGAAAGAGTTTTTGCAGGGCAAGCCGCTGCTTGACGCTGACGGCATGGAGTTGGAGGCGTTCTGTGGCCTGTGGCTGCACCGCAAGGGTGTGGTGGCCACCAGTCGCAAGCCGTATGTGGCCGCGGTGCGCAGCTTTTACGCCTGGGCGAATGACAAGGGGTTGCTGGACGATGAGCTGGGCAACCCCGCCAGGCAGGTGCAGCAGCCGAAGGGGGGCAGCCGGTTGCCGCGCGCCATGTCGCTTTCCAGTGCGGAGCGGTTGATGTGGGCCCCTGACCTGGGCACGTTTGTGGGCATCAGGGATGCGGCCATGTTGTCGCTGCTGATGGGCTGTGGGCTGCGTGTGTCGGGGCTCACTGCCCTGAATGTTGGCGACCTGAGGACGATGCAGGTAGATGGCCGAGCCCGCCTGATGTTGCTGGTAACCGAGAAGGGCAACCGTCAACGCATGGTGCCCTTGCCGCGTGAGGCTGACAGCCTGTTGCGTGTGTACATGGGGCATGAGGAGCTGGCCAGCATTGACCGCCAGGTGACCAACCCGCAGGGCAAGCCCGACAAGGTGCTGTTCGTGAACACGAAGCACCCAATCCTTGCAGAGCATGAGCATGTGGGTGAGGCCCGCAGGCTGACCCGCCGTTCGGTGCACGACATGATCCAGCGTTATGGCCGCCGTGTGGGCATTCCTGAGCATGAGCTGCACCCGCATGCCATGCGCCACCTGTTCGGTACCGAGTTGACCGAGAGTGACGTGCCCACCATCACCACCCAGGGCCTGATGGGCCACGCTGACCCCAAGAGCACCGCTATCTATGTGGAGCTGGCCATGACCAAGAAGATGAAGGTGGTCGACCAGCACGCACCGCTGGCCAAGATGAAGACACCCGTAGGCGAGTTCCTCAAGCGCATGCCGCGCTGATTCCCCTGAGCCCTGCACCACCAGGGCCAAACCCCAACCCCCAATTTTTCACACCATTCTGAGGGCCATCCCCATATGTCCGTCCTACCTGCACCATTACACAACGCCCATTCTGGGGAGGTCTGTATACCCTGCCTGATGTACCGGAATCCAGCAGTCATGCGCCGTGGCGGGCCGTGCTCGCAGGGGACCGCAAATTCCCCAAATATCGGGCTAACTCGCACGGGGGGGTCTACGGGGTCACTGCGTGGTCTGGCAATAGGCGCAGTGGACAGCCCTGCCCGCACTGGGACAGCAGGGGGTGCACGATGATGGAAACACGCAGTGGTGCGCCTGCACTGGGGCAACTGGACTGGGTTGAACAGGTCACCGGGCAGGGGGTGGGGGCTCGGCAGGCCCGCCCCTCACGTCCCCGGCGGGGGGGTGGGTACCTGGATGAATGCATTGCTCCGCAACTTTCGGCCGATGCCCGATTCCGCGAGCTGGAGGAAATGGGCCTGCCCGCCGTGTGGCTCACGCTGGCCCATGCCGTTGGCTACGACCACTTCATGACCATGTGGCGCGTGCTGGATGCCGCGCAGGAGATGCATTCCGATTCCGGCTCGATGATCGAGCTGCAAATGCGCCGGTACGGCAGCTTCAAGCGCTTCCAGCGCAACCGGTATGTGGAAACGCTGGTTGACATGGGGCTATCAGACATGGCCATCAAAGACCGGTTGCGCGTTGAGTTGGGTGAAGAACTGAGCATTTCTCACATTGGCCGGCTCACGGCACCGCGTAGAGTGGGGGCACGATGAAAAAGGCTGTCATTTACGCCCGCGTCAGCACCAAGCGCCAGGCCGATGACGGCCTGCCCGTTGAAAGCCAGCTTGACCACTGCCGATCCAAGGCGGCAGCCATGGGCCTGACCGTGGTGCGTGAGTTTGTGGACGGTGGCATTTCCGGTACCACCGACAAGCGCCCGGCCTTTCAGGATGCGCTGACCTACTGCGCCATGATGGATGTGGACTACTTCCTGTGCTGGAGCAGCAGCCGTTTTGCCCGCAACCACCTGGACGCTGGGCACTACAAGGGGCTGCTGGAGAAGTACGGCACGCGGCTGATTTATTCCAGCACCGAGGTGGACATTCGCACCGATGACGGCTGGTTTATTGACGCCATTGGCTCAGTCATTGATGAGCGGTATTCGCGCCAGGTGTCCACCGACACCAAGCGCTCCATGTTGAAGGCCGCACGGGACGGGTTTTTCTTGGGTGGGCGGGTGCCATTTGGCTACTTGGCTGTGCCAGAAGGCAAGCGCAAGCGCCTGACCCTGCACCCCACAGAGGGGCCGCTGATCAGGCAGCTGTTCGGCATGGCGCTGAACGGCTGGGGCACCAAGATGATTGCCATTCAGCTCAACACCCAGGGGCTGAGCATGCGCGGCAAGCGCTGGGCCAAGGGCACGGTGAACTTCATCTTGAAAAACGAGGTGTACGCCGGGTTGACGGTGTTCAACCGCACATCGAAGGGCCGCAAGCCCAACCCGCCATCTGACTGGGTGCGGGTCAACAGCCATGAGGGCGTTGTGAGCCCTGACGATTTTGAAAAGGTGCAAACCATGGTCACAGACCGACAACCCATGAACGTGGGCGGGCAGCCGCGCAGCAACTTTGCATTCACCGGCTTGCTGAAGTGCGGGGTGTGCGGGGCCAGCTTGCAGACGTGCAGCGGCTCGGGGCGGTCAAAGGTGTACCACTACTACGGCTGCCGCGACTCGCTGACCGGCAAGCACCGCTGCGCGTTCAAAAAGTTCAGGGCCGAACTGTTTGACGACTGGATGCTGGGCCGCCTGCTGGACGAAGTGCTGACCCCTGAACGCATGGTGGACGTGTTTGCCCAGGCGGCAGAGCAGCGCCGGGAGTGGGTGAAAGACCGTTCGGGCAGACGCACCGGGCTTGTGGCAGAAATGCGACGGATTGAAAAAGCGCGAGGCAATTTGTACAGCCTGTTGGAGCTGCACGGCGTCGGTGCCCCCAATTTGGGCGACCTGAGCGCCCGTTTGCGCGAGCTGAACGAGCAGCTGAAGCGCCTTGAGCTGGCCATGGTGGACTTGGATGCCGAACCGATATCACCCGGCGACCTGCCAGACGCGGACCCATACGAAGTGGCCGAAGTCCTGAGGGGCGTGGTGATGGACTGCCAAGACCCGAAGAAACTGCGGGCGTTTGTGGCGTCGTTCGTGAAGGAAATTGTCGTCAGCGACGCCACCGTGGAGGTGGAGTACTTACCGGAATGCCTTGTGCGCCTGAATGGGCGCACAAGGGTTCACAGTGCTGCAAGTTGGCTCCCCGTACTGGGCACACCACGAACCATGAGGGTGACTGTTGTAAGGCCCCCATCGTTCAAACTTTTGTCCTGTGGTTCACAGTGGGCCAGGGCGGCGTAACTGGCAAAATGTGAACCGCCACGTTCGCGTGGCCTCCCTTTCGACGCTTGGCGTCGGTTTACGCCGGGCCTTTGGGCCTGGCTTTTTTTTGGAGTTTTTTGAATGAGCGCGTCTGTGAAAAAGTGGCTTGTCGGTTGCGCGTTTTTGCTTGCGTTTGTAGGGTTTGTGTTTTTGTGGAACAGCGTTGGCTCTCCTGTTGCCGTTCATCAGGGGTTGGTCAAGCGGTTTCTGAATGACCCGGATTCCGCGAAATTCAAGTATTCCCACAAGAGCAAAAAAGATGGCGATTATTGGTGCGGCGAGTTGAACGCCCGCAACCGCATGGGTGGGTATATTGGTTACCACCGCTACGTGATGAAGCTCCCTCTGTGGTTCACCAATTCATCTGAAGCGGAAATTCAGGAGATGATGAAATACGGCGGCGTCATGTTTTTTGAAGGTGACGACGGATTCGCAGGGAAGTGGCGGCTGTTTTGTGAGTGACTTGCCCCCGTTTTAGGTGCAAAATCCACAGCTACAAACACAAACGGGGCTTGCGTAAAGCCCCCTTTTTTTGAACAAAATTGGCCGCGATGATGTGGCATGCCTCATCACGATTGGTCGGCCCAGCTTTCGCAAGTCAACTTCCGCTGCGGTGAGTGCAAGCGGTCGTTTGCTGCTGCACCTGACCTGATTGAGGACGCGCCCGAGCGCGACCACCACCCTTACCGCTACTTTGCCAACTGCCCGCATTGCGATGCAGCCCACCAGCCGCAGGCCACGTGGGAAGTGGCGCTGCTGAAGGCGCACCAAAACAGCACCGGCCCCCGCACTGAAGAGGGCAAGGCCGCTACCGGTGCCAACCTGGCCGGGCACCCCACTGCTGAAGAGACCCGGCGCACCCGCTTCAACGCCATGAAGCACGGCATGAATGCGCGGGTGGCCACCTACTTTCCGGCCAAGCCAGACGGCTACGCCTTTTGCGCCCGGTGCGATGTGGGGCGCGAGTACTGCGCCGCGCAACCTGCTTGCGTGAAGCAAACCGAAATTTTCATGCTGCACCACGCCGCGTTCGAGCAGCGCGACCCCCGTGTGCTGGGCGGCATTCATGCCGATTTGCAAGCCAGCCTGACAGCCATGTTGCAGATGTGCATTCAAGAGGTGTTGGGGCTGGGGGTGCTGATCAAAGCGCCCAAGGTGGAGCTGGACCGCGAGGGCAACCCGGTGACGCTGACCTATGTGGACGAGGGCGGCAAGCGCCAATACATCTACAACTACACCAGCAACCCCGCGTTCAAGCCCCTGACCGAGCTGGTGAGTCGCCTGGGCCTGAGCATGAGCGACCTGGGCATGACCGTGAAGAAGGCCGACGACGAAGACGGCATGCTGAATGGCCGCCTGCAACTGGATGCCGACACCCGCGAAACCCTGCAAAGCTTTGGGGCCCGCATGCTGGAGGCCACCCAGGGCGCCAAAGACCTGATTGCCCAAGCCCAGCAGCGCACCAAGGCTGACCCGGTGTTGGTGGAGTTTCAGGCGCGGGGTGGTGAGAAATGAGGGCCGCACCGTGAGCCGCATCAGCGCCGCGCAGCGCGCGAAAAGCTCCATCGTGGCCGAGCAGGAAATCATGCGGTTTGCCCAGCCTGACCCGGTGACGGGCATCAAGCCCCACGCGCTGTGGCACAAGTATGTGCACAACGTGGAGCTAGACCCCATTCAGGTGCTGAAGATGCAGGAGATGGATGACCACCGAGACACGGTGGACTTTTCATGCCGGCGCACGGGCAAAACCGCCGTGAAGGAAATGCACATTCTGGAAGAGCTGGCCACCACGCCTTACCAGGAGTGCGGCATTGTTGCCCCGCGCATGCAGCAGAGCCAGAACAACCTGAACTACCACATTGACGCCATCAGGCGCAGCCCCATGCTGGGGGCCTTCATTGCCCACAAGCAAGGCCGCCCGCAACTGAAGGACATGGCTTACCAGTTTATGAACGGCAGCAAGGCCAGTGCCTACGGCATCATGAGCCAGATTGACGGCGACAGCATCACCCTGGCCAGCCTGGAAGAGACTGACGACATGCCCCAAGACCGGCTGCTGAGCCGGTTTTTGCCCATGCTGGGCGCGGCACGGCGGCTGGGGGTGGACAAGCGGGAGACCGAATTTAGACCGAAGGTGCGCATCAGCGGTGTGTACAAAGGCGCTGACGTGCTGCAAAGCCTGATTGCCAGCGGCGGCTACCACCAGCTGCCCGCAGTGGACGTGCACCTGGGCGTGGCGCTGGGCATGGTGGACCCGCACTGGGCGGCCAGCATGCAGGCGCAGCTGCCTGATGAAGAGTACATACGCCAGTTTTTGTGCCGCAACATTCGGGCCCGCAACTGGATTTGGGAGCAGTACATCAAGCGTGCCAACGCCCTGGGGCTTGAGGCCGGGTTGGTGCGGGCCGGGCCGGTACCGGGCCAGCGGTACAAGCGCCGGGGGCTGCTGAGCTTTGGCTATGACCACACCGGCCACGGGGAAGACCCGGCGGCATCCAAAAGTTCGCTGGTGGTGTGCGAGCAGCTGGGCAACTGGGTGACCTTTCCGTTTGTGAAGCTGTGGGCCCCTGGCGTGAGCGACAGCACACTGGCGCGTGACCTGGTGACGCTGTGGGACTACTTCAGGCCCGACTACGCCATTGGCGATGCCTACGGCGTGGGCATGCTGACCGGGGTGAATGACGAGTTGTTCAGGCGCGGGCTGACCCCCATCAACCGCGAAACCGTGGGCGACGGCCAAAGCACCGGCAGCACCTGGGCTGAGTGGGCGTTTGCGCCCATGCGGTTTGAGGGCATGACCAAACACGTGATGGCCAGCGCCGTGCGCGAGGCCTTCCACAGCAACCGGGCCGCCTTCCCCTACGTGGACACCATGGACGAGCGCGAGCCCGAGGAGTGGCTGGCCTTTGTGCGCCAGCTGGGAAACATGAAGGCGGTGCCCACCCAGGCCAGCTACAGCAGCTTTCAGATGGTGAACCGCAAGGTGGGCGATGACTTGTTTGACGCCGTGTGCGCAGCGGTGTACGCCCTGCTGACCCGTGGCCTGGCCGACGCACCCACCGTGATTTCGCAACGCAAGGTGAGCCGCGATGAGCTGCTGGGCCTGCCAACCTACGGGCACTGACTGACCATGAACATGATTACCACCCTGAAAACCGGCATGGCCAACGTGGCCGGCCTGTTTGCCAAGCTGATGCCGAGCGCCATGAACGTGGGTACCGAGCGCGGTGACCGCCTGGCCAGCGATGACGCCATGGAGCGGCTGTACCGCACCATGTGGATCGACTTTGACCGCAAAACCCAGGTGCGGCTGATGCGCACCATGGACCAGCAGGACGGCCGGGTAAAAACCGTGCACAGCCGGGTGGCGCGCGATGTGATCAAGGGCGGGCTGCTGATGCAGGTGAGCGAGCGCTTCAGCAGCGAAACCCTGAAGCGCGAGTGGACGGCCTTTCACGCCCGCTTGCAGCTGAACAACAGCCAGAAGCTGAAAAGCGATGCCCGTGGCCTGCTGATGGAAGGCAACCTGCCCTTGCAACTGGTGCTTGACGATGCCCGGCGCGACGTGGTGTCGGCCATTCGCATGCCCAGCGAAACCATCGTGCCCATGACCAACTCGTCAGGCCGGTTTGCCAACCCTGCCAACGCTTTCGAGCAGCGCGACGTGATGACCGGCGCGGTGCTGGCCAACTTTGCCGCCTGGCAGCTGATGCTGTGCAGGCTTGACCCCTACAACTTTGACGACCTGGGCAGCATGGGCCGCCCCTGGCTGGACGCCAGCTGCACGGTGTGGAAAAAGCTGGTGATGACCGAGGAAGACCTGGTGATACGCCGCCGCATGCGTGCCCCACTGCGCCTGGCCCACGTGCTGGAAGGTGCTGATGGCCCCGCGCTGACCGCCTACCGCAAGGAGGTGGAGGGGCAGAAGGGAGAAATCACCACCGATTTTTACCTGAACCGCAAAGGCGGGGTGCAGGCCATTCAGGGTGATGCCACGCTGGGTGACATTGCCGACGTGGCCCACCTGCTGGACACCTTTTTTGCAGGCAGCCCAGCGCCCAAAGGCCTGTTTGGCTACACCGATGGTTTGCAGCGCGACATTCTGGAAGACCTGAAGCGCGACTACTACGCCGAGGTGGACGGCCTGCAAGACACACTGGCCAGTGCTTACATGGCCGCCTTCCGGGTGCACCTGCTGTTCAAAGGCATTGACCCCGCGCCCGATGAATTTACCGTGCGCTTTGCCGAGCGGCGCACCGAAACCTTCAACCAGGCGGCTGACCTGGCGCTGAAGTACATCGCCCTGGGCCTGCCGCACCGGCTGGTGTGGGCTGAGCTGGGCTACGACCCCGACGAGATCGAGGCCATGCTGGAAGAGCAGCGCAAGAAGGGCGATGCGTACCCCGTGCCAAACGCCGCCGGGCGCAATGCGGTGAACCTGCCTGGCCGTGGTGCGGTGCCGAATGTGAGCGTGACCCCGGGCAACGCGCCCAAGGGTGAAAGCGCGACCAGCATCAACAACCCTGGTGGGAATGGTGGGCGGGGTAGGGCATGAAAACCCCCGCCGCCATCCGCCGGGCCAGCCAGCAGGCGCGCAATGCCATGTACGAGCTGGACAGAATCGTCAGTGCCGAGCTGCGCAAGGACTACGAGCACGCGGCTGAGGCTGTGCGGGCGGCCATTGCCCAGGCTGCAGGGCCTGATGACCTGGTGCGCCGCGAACACCTGCAAGGCCTGCTGCGGCAGATTGAAGACATTTTGCAGCGCATGGGCCTGGCTCGTGATGCGGTGCTGACCGGTGCGCTGGAGCAGGCAGCCACCCTGGGCGCGCGCCCCTACACCCTGCAAGGCGTGGGCGCGGTGGGTGGCAGCACGGCAGTGCTGGACAGCGCTGCGGCCATGCGCATCAGCGAGGCGGCTGTGGAATTTGTGGCCAGTTTTCGCATGGCCGATGGCCTGGCCCTGAGCGACCGCCTGTGGCGGCTCGACCTGGGCGCCAAAGAAGTACTGCAACGCGCCATCAGCAACGCAGTGGTGCAGGGCTGGAGCGCAAGCAAAGCGGTGGCTGACTGGTGTACGGCGGCAAACCCGTGCCGCCCGAGCTGGCCGCCACGCTGGGCCGTGCCCGCCAAGGCGCACTGCTGAACCTGGCCGACTTGCTGACCGGTGGGGAGAAAGGGGCCGACGGCTCAGAGCTGTGGAAAGCCGAGCGGGTGATGCGTACGGAAATTAACCGGGCGCATGGCGAGGCCTACGCCGAATCAGCACAGCGCACGCCGGGTTTTGCGGGCTTTCGGTACCTGCTGAGCCCGCGCCACCCTGAGCACGACATTTGCGACCTGTTGGCCAGCCAGAACCTGCACGGCCTGGGGCCTGGCGTGTACCCTGACCGCGAGCGCACCCCATGGCCAGCACACCCCAACACCCTGAGCTTTTTGGAAGTGGTGTTTGAAGATGAGGTGACCGACGCCGACCGCGCAGGCAAAGAAACCGAGCTGCAAGCCCTGCAACGCCTGGGGCCCGCCGTGCGCGAGGGCGTGCTGGGCGTGACCAAGGCCGCGTACTTTGACCAAGGGCTGCTGCGCCGGGGCATGCTGCGCAGCCCGCTGCGGGTGGTTGAGGCACGGTTGAAGCGGCAGGGCAAAACCGCATGACCTTCGATGACCTGTTGGCCAAGCACAAAGAACAGTTCGAGGCATGGCGTGCGCTGGTTGTGCTGGATGACAAACCCTTGCGCCGCCACGTGCTGTGCTGGGGCCGCAGATGGTCAGGCAGGTTTCAGACTGGCCCATGGGGCACGGGCTGGCTGACCTGTGGGAATGCGTCAATGTGGACTTCGAAGCCTTGGCCGAGTTGACCGGTGAAACCCAGGTGGAGGTGCGCATGCGCTTCCGGCAGGCCCAGGGGCTGTGCCTGATCTACCCAGATGGATCTGTGGCACTGCCCGTGCGCGACATGTTGCATGCGAAGGTGAAAGAGATCAGGGAAAAGGCATGAAACACACGACTGAAACCAAACCCGACACACCGGCGCTGGACGCACTGAAAACGCTTCATGCCGGGTTTGACGCGGCCAGTTCGCGCATGGTGGCCGCATTGCTTGGTTCGCAAATTTCAATCATTGCAAAGGGGGCGCAAGTTGCGCCACCCTTGAGCAAAGGATAGATAGCAAACAAATGAATACAGGCAAGCGGTAGAGCCTGTTTTTGATTGCAAATGCAGCGTACGTGTCTGCTATTCAGCGGATGGGCGAAGGGCCACTTCCGTACCGGCTGGCAGCGCTTCAGCCAAGCCCTGCAATGCTGTGCTCAAGTCTTGCACGGTCATGCCTTTGTGAACGGTCAGGTTCAGCACCATGCCTGAGCGTTGTTCACCAGCGGTAAGCAACCGCATCAGCGCCTCGTGAAACGTGCCACCCCTTGCTGCCATTTCCTTCTGTATGGCTGCTTTGGCCTCTTCTGGCAGACCTGCTTCCGGCGCGGCTGGTTGGAATGACTGGCGAATTCGGTAAACGAATTCAGCATTCATGGATCGCCTGTTGGCAAACGCCGAGGCAACGACTTCCTGTTTCATACCCTCAGGCAGGCGAACCAAAAACTGGTCAGCCAGGCTGCTGGGATAGGCGCGATCTTTGCTCATGGCGTGATGTTAGTCGCAACTTGCGATTATTTAATAGTCTCAAGTTGATACTGAACGC